CGTCAATTTCATTCACCATTTTTTGAATTAGATATTTAGCGCCTTCACCACCAAGCTGCTGAATATAAATCATCTTAGCGGTGATCATCATGCTGGAAGCCAACATCAATACATCTTCTTCATTATCGCACATCATGATCTGCCTGTCAATAGGCCTCATGAGTTCTTCCATTCTTGCGATCACATCTTTTGCCATTACTTGGACTTTCTCCATTTGAAACCAAAGCAAAGTTCTTGCATCTTTCGATGGAACCAATTGGGCTCATTGCCCTCTGAAGGATTATAAACAGCACCATTTGGACCACCGATAAGAGTGCATTGCCAATCGGACTGTTTTGGCATACTGCTAACAGCAATGGAATAACTGCTGTTAGCATCAGCGATATAATCGGAAGGTTTATAACTATAACCTACCATTACTTCATCACAGCGTCATAGAATTCTTCGAACTGACGGTTCTCTTCCTGCTCTTCGTTATAGTTGGACTTGAAGTAGGCTTTGGCCATGCGGCGAATGATCTTCTTGTCCACACCAGTCTTATCGACTGCACCATCCAATGCGCTCTTCTGGAAGTCTCGCTCGGAAGCAACGCGCGTCATGCTATCGTTCATTTCACGAATAGCATTCTTCAGGTCTGTCTTCTGTGTTTCAGTGAGAGAATTGATACTCACGAAAGGCTTATTGTGTCCGATACCAGCCATATTACTTTGTCTCCAATGCGATGAAATACTTGATCTTGTCCTTGAATGCGCCACTTGTAGCACTAAACTTTGCAAATGCTCCAAGCTGAATTTCTACATCATAGTCGCCAGGAACAAGCTTGATGTTATCGACCTTGAATGATGCCATGAAATCGGCTCCCTTATAGTCATTCAACTTGATCGAAGCGGAGTTTGAAGTATCGTTGGCCTTCTCATGCGTCTGTAAGCGAATCTCTCCATTCTTACCAACAACGGAAAGATGAGTGAGATTGTTCATTGAGGCTAGACGAAGGAGCTTTGTGAAAATAGCATTCGTCAGCGTGAAGCTAACATCAACCTGCTTCAACTTCAACTCCTTGTCGGGAGGAGAAACGATAAGGTTAGGCGAACACGAATAATAGTTGAATGCGATATCACCATCATTCATCATAACAGAATTTTCTGTGAAGATCAAATCAGGATTTCCAAGAGTAGAAACATTACCTAGGAACTGATTTAGATCATAGATGCCGAACTGCCCAGGAATAGCGTCCTCGATTTCAACTTCAACAAGAATGGACTTCTCAGGAGAAATTGTCTTCTGGACATTTCCCTTCTGCAAGACAAGCCCGGAATTGATTGCAGAAAAGTTCTTCAATACACTTAGGGTGTTTTCGCTAATCTTCATAATATAATCTCCAAGTTATTTCAATTTAGGCTGCTAGTATAGCAGGGTTTTTCGGGCCTGTAAAGACCTTTATCATGTGACCGATATCAGCTTCAAGCATGGAAATGCTTCCATCGTTATCAAGTTGATAATCCATAATCTCACCTGCCCATGCCCATTCCGAATAGTGGATCTTATACTGATCTATTATTGCATCTACAGCAGCCGACTTCCGAGAAATCTGTTCGTGAGTGTCAGCCTTCTTGTTAGCAATGATAGCAGTATCATACCAATCAGGGTCGGGTCCGCGCGTAACACGAACAGCGAAGCCGCCCTTGCTACGCATCCATTCAATCTCATTTGGGAAACGAACATCTGCGATTACAACATTCTGGTACATTTCCATCTTACGCTCAAGAGCATAGACCCAAACATCTTTATGAAATACATCACGCCCAGCTTCCGTTCCCATCAACTGTAGAGCAAGACGAGGAGTAATATTTTTGCCAGTCTTCTCAGACCACCATTCGTCTTTTGTCTCACGGAAGATTCTACTCTCTTCGGTATCACCTTCGAGGAGAGACCGCTGCCATCCGAAGATGGCAGCAGTAGCGTCCTTAACAGCATCCGCAAATGAAAGCTTTACGAAGCCGTGTTTCTCAACTAGAACATCAGCAGCAGTTCCTTTACCTGAACCGATGAATCCTATAACACCAATGATCATTATAGATTTCCTGTATGATTAGCGATTGATTGCATATTACCTGTGAAAGCATAAGAGCCGACATGCTGTGTCTTCATCCAAGGGCATAACCAAATCTGACCGCCCATCTTTCTCCAATACTGACAGAACATATAATCTTCCGAGAGATAGCGGTGAGAGGCTGTCTTCTCTGCTTCCATAAACTTACTGGCAGCTTCACTTACATCTTCACCATTTGATGCTTTCAATACGAGAGAATAAAGATCATCATAAGTATAACCATTATCCATAACAGTATCAAAGTATGCGTGAATGTATCGTGTGCCATCAAAGTTTGCTTGACCAATATGATCAGGCTTATAGTTCTGCTTAGGATAAGCTTCTCTAAACTTATCAAAAACTTCTCGCTTGACCATCATGTAGCCAGTGCCCAGTTCAAGAACTTCAAGAGGCTCTCTCACATTAAATGACTTTGTTCCTGGAACAGGATTGAACACATAATCGCCAACAAGACTGTCAAGCTCTGATGGTTGAATTGCTGGATTCTTGACCATAGCTGTTGCAATATTTTTCCAGTTAATAGCCTTTTTAGGATAAGGAGCGCCAATCACATCCTTGTCTAAGGCCAACATCGCAAGAATGTCTTGCGGTTCAAAATGAATATCGGAATCGATAAAGAGTAAGTGTGTATAACCAGAGCGCAAGAATTCATCTACGAGATAATTTCTTGCGCGAGTAATTAGGGATTCGTTGAATAAGAATGAAAAACGATTTTCAATTCCATATTGAAAACATTGTGCTTGAAGATCAAGACAAGCCTTCATGTAAAGGCCGTGATTGACACCGCCATACATTGGTGTGGCAATGAACAACTTGTTCTTTCTTAGGTCTTCAACTTTGATTGATAATTCCATGCGGGTACTCCATAATAAAAAAAGTGGGAAGGATACTAGTATATAGTATCACTCCCACTCTGCATCGTTAATTAGGCTGCGAAACGGTAATACATCTTGCGCTTACCGTTAACAGTACGGTAGTTGCTATAGATGGTCTTGCCTTCAAGGGTGCGTAGGTCATACACACGCTTGGAAACGCTGGTCTTAGGAACACCGGTCAGACGAGTAATCTGGGCAACAGTGATGCCAGCACCCTTGGTATTCTGACGGAGAACCTTAGCGACCTTAGACAGTTGAGACATTCAATAACTCCATAATAAAATAACCGCTTTGTTAGGACAGATACTATGGCGCGGTTGTCTACCATAGTATCTGCTATTATACACTAGGCTATGCCTAATGTCAATTAGAAAGCGATTTCATCATCGCTCTTAGTCTTCACTTCTTCCTTGACTTCGGTCTTCGGAAGAACCTTTTCGTCCAGCTTGGCGTAGAGGTCAAAGAAGCCGTTCTTGGTATCCACATCAAAGCGGTTGAGACAGAGCTTGATGGCCTTCTCACGATCCTGACCGAAGATGGCGTAGGCTTCGCAAATGTGAACCAGACGGCGAGTCGAGATGATATCGGAAACCGCACCATCGTAGAACGCCTTGCGGATCATATCAGCCCAGTTGACCAACTTATCAGCAAAGTCCTTGTCTTCAATGCCAGAGGTCTTCAGGACATTGTTGAGGATCTTGGCTTCAGTCTTGGTCGAAGGATATTCCTGTTCAAAGGTGATGCTGAAACGCTCAAGGAAAGCTTCGTTCATCACATTGGTGCCGATGAAGCGACCATCGTCCGAACCCTTACCCTTGGTGTTGGCCGTAGCCAGAATGTTGAAGCCAGAAACGGGAGCAATCACGCGGTTGATCTTCTTCAGGTAAACGGGCTTACCCTCGAGGATCGGCTGGAGACACATGAGCTTGGCGTCACCAAGGTCAACCTCGTCTAGAAGCAGGATAGCACCGCGTTCCATGGCCACGATAACCGGGCCGTTCTGCCAGACAGTCTTGCCGTCCGAGAGACGGAAACCACCGATGAGATCGTCCTCGTCAGTTTCCTTGGTAATGTTAGCACGAACAAGCTCACGACCTTCCTGAGCGCAAATCTGCTCAATCATCATGGTCTTACCGTTACCAGACAGACCAGTGATATAAGTCGGATAGAACTTGCGAGACTTGACAATCATGCGAACGTCCGGGAAGTGACCGAAGGGAACATAACCGGATGCCTTAGTCGGCACCAGATCAATACCACGGTTCTCTACAGCGTGAAGCGGAACAACCGCAGCAGCGGCCATCTGCATTTCAGAGGCGTTAGCAACTTCGTCCATCTGGACAACGGGAACAGCCGAAGCGATATCAGCCACAGCCGGCACATCGGTAAGCGAATACATTCCACGACCGACGCGCACGGCGTCATTCTTGGTCAGCCAAAGCGGATCCTTCAGCTTGTACTTATTCATAATGTGGACAACTTCCGCGCGAGAAATCGTATTGACCTTACCAAGTTCCTTAGCAACAGCAGCGAGGAACGGGGTCTTATCAACAGGGCGCTTAGCCATTAGGTATTTTCCTTTGTGTGTGTTTCGATTATGTGTATATTATAGACTAGGTAGAGGTGATTGTCAAGCGGCAATTCGCTTGACAACCTGAGTGAGGAGTACTCGGGAGATAGACTTCTTTTCCGAGTACTTGATAAACGCGGAAGCAAGACCGCGCTTGGTGATATCAGCAGCAACCTTAAGATTTCCACTGGAAACATTAAAGGTCAAGGCATTAATGATATAGTATTCATCATAACCAGCGGAAGTAACGCCAAAGAAACCGTTGTCTTTCCAAGAAACGGAAGACTTGGTCCGATGCTCGGCATTACCGTAGCCGTGATATCGGTCATAAACCCGCTTGAAGCCATTTGAGTTGATGAAGAAACCGATCAGATTGGAATCAGTACGATCCTTCAGGATCTTAAGAAGGATAGGAGTAATCCTATCATTCCGAAACGCATGGCTAGAATACTTTACAGCCGGAAGGTCATAAGTCTTCTTAGTGATATCGTCCTGAATGATAATCTTACGCGGTTTCCAGCCGTAAGGCACACCGTTAATCTGACCAGACATAGGATCGGAATCACCATCAGTAATGAATACCGTATTGACAATCTGTACCTTGGACTTGGCCTTGAAGCGATTGACGATTTCCGAAGCAGCCACAATACAAGGATTGAGCGGAGTGGAAGTCAAATCATCACAGGACAGTCCGCCATGTCGGGAAGACATAATGAACAGATGGTACATTGCGTCATTCAACTCCTGGATTTTCATCCGGGACGAAAGCAAGTTTCGCGCAACAAACGGCGAAACGTCAATCTCATTGGTATTCTTGGTAAAGCCAGCAGACAACCGAGTCCGATCATTGTCGCTATAAGAGACACAACGGAAGGCATACACCTCGAACGGGATCTGGACTCGCTTACAGAACATTACCAGTGAAAGCAACTGTCGGACAGTCTTCCGAAGATTTGTATCCATGGAGCTTGACCAGTCAACAAACATGACAAAGCCATGGTTCTTGCCGCTTGCTACCGTAGTGATACGACGGAACAGATCATCAT